CCGAGCTGGCGACCGCCCACGTTCAGGGCAACGTTCAAGGCTGGCGCGAGACAGGGCAGGTCGCGGGCAAGGAATGGGTGCTGGGTGATATGCACGATATCAATGACGAATGCGATGACAACGCCGCTGACGGCATCGTGCCGATGGAAGCAGCATTCTCGTCCGGGCATAAGTTTCCTCCGGCTCATCCGAACTGCATTTGTGACGTTCTGCCGGTGTTGTCGGAAGAAGGTGCGTGATGCAGTACACGAATGCAGACGGGAGCATAACAACTGGCATTGTTCTGGAGCGCATGACGCAGCACGGCAATACGCCAGTTGTTATGGATTATGAAGCAGCAATAATGCGCGGATTGATAGATGGTGCGTCATCGTTTTCGAGTAATGGAGATTACGTTGCGAGCGGCGCTATTACGGATTTTCCGGTGCATGAAGCTGGAGCGGTGAATATATCGCTAGCCGGCGCGCAAATGTCATTCGTGTCATCGAGCGCGGATGATTCTGCTTCTGGGACAGGGCTGCGCACGCTTGCAGTTGGCTATATTGAGCATAGCACGCTTACGGCGAAAACCGAGATCGTCGCAATGAACGGCAACACTCCGGTTCTTAGTGTAGCGACGAATATCCGGTTCATTAATTCGTTGACGATGCTGTCTGCCGGTTCTGGTGGGAAGAATGCTGGGGCAATAACAGCTACGAATGGCGGCTTGACCTATGGCGCGATCTCGATTGGGCATCGAGTTCAGGCATCATCGTACCGCATGGTTCCGGCAGACAAGATATTCGTTCCCCGTCTGATTATAGCTAGTTCAAATAGTGGCACGGCGGCAGCGCAGGCAATTTTTCATATTGTTGGATGGTCCTCGTCGTTGCCGTTCTGGATTCCGTCAAATGCAGTTGGCTGTCAGGACGGCCCGATAATCATACCATTGCATGGGCGTTCAATTCCAGCGGGAAACATTATAGGCGTAGAGGCAACGACCGATAAGGCAGCACACGTCACCGCATCTATAATCGGACATTTGGAAAATGCATAGCAAGGAGACGACATGAACTTCAGACCAAACAAGAACGGCACATTCGTGATGACAGCGAATAGCAGCAGTCAGAACATTGCATTGCCTAACGGCGGCGGATCGTTGCTGCGTATCGAGAACGCAGGCCCGAACATTGCCTACGTTGAATTGAGCAGCGACGCGAACATGCCTGCCGTCGTGCCCACAGCGAACGTCGGTGGCGGCTTCCCGATCTTCGCGAACCAGCCTGCACTGACCGTCAGGTTGCGCGCAACGGACACGCACGTCGCGTGTGTATCAGCAGGGACTTCCAGCGTGTACTTCACGCGCGGCGACACGATTTGACCATGAAACAATTTTACACATATTTGCATTGCAAGCCGGACGGAACTCCATTCTACGTCGGAAAGGGGTGTGGCAAGCGAGCCTATTCATTGGGCGATCGTGGTCAACATCACGCGCGTATTGTTGCAAAGCACGGGATTGAGATATTCATTTTCAATTGCGAATCGGAGCATGGCGCATTCAGAGACGAGGTGCAGCAAATTGCACAGCTGCGACGAGAAGGATTTAGCTTGGTGAATAGAACCGACGGAGGAGAAGGGTCGTCTGGAAACATTCATTCAGAAGAAATTCGCGCAAAGATGAGAGGAAGGCGGGTCTCGGATGAAGCGCGCGCTAAAATATCAGCACGTATGAAAGGAACGGCGTACCACGCAGGGCACAAGAACTCGAAAGATTCGCGCATGAGGATGAGCGAGGCACAAAAGGCGCGCACTGATCTGGCAGGGAATTCATTTGGGGTCGCAAATCGCGGAGTGCCAAAGCCGCCGCGTTCAAAAGAGCATCGCGAGAGACTTTCAGCTTCAAGGCTCGGGGTGTCTCCGTGGAACAAGGGGCTCAAAGGGCTTGAGCATTCGGAAGAAACAAAGGCAAAGTTGCGTGGGAATAGGAATGCGTCTGGTGTGCGCACGCCTGAGCAGAAAAAGAAGATGTCTGCTTCACACCAAGGCAAACCGTGGTCGGCGGAAAGACGCGCGGCATATGTACGATCATTGGACAAAGGAGAAATAAAATGAGTATGAATCTGTTCGCGCAACTCACCAAAATTGATGAAGAAAAGCGTCTGATCCATGGCGTGGCGGCTGACGAGACACCAGACAAGTCTGGTGAGATTTTCAATTATCAAGACTCCAAGCCGAACTTCGAAAAATGGTCTGCGGAATTTTCCAAGGACACAGACGGGAAGTCTGTAGGTGCTCTTCGGTCAATGCATGGCAAGGTTGCCGCTGGAAAATTGACAGACATCCAATTTGACGATGTCGCAAAATCCATCAACATCGTTGCGAAGGTGGTGGACGATCAGGAGTGGCGCAAGGTTCTTGAGGGTGTCTACCGTGGATTTTCCATTGGAGGGTCCTACGGAAATAAGTCGGTCGAAAAGGTTGATGGCAAGGAGTATACCCGCTATGTCGCTATCCCAACCGAAGTGTCTCTTGTTGACTCTCCCTGCATCCCCACTGCCAAGTTCTTCCAAGTGCAGAAGGCAGACGGCAGCACGGAGGACGTCGAGTTCAAAGAGCCTGTTGCGGAAGACGAAGGCACCATCGCCAAAACCGACGACGCCAAAGCAGACACCACAGCCGAAGGCACCGTGGACGGCACGCCCGAGCAGGTGGATGAGCTGACTGCGCTGATGGCCGAGAAGGGCTTGTCCCTCGGTGACGTGATCGCGCTGGCGAAGGGCGACAATCCATTCGCTGCCAAGGGCAAGGAAGAGGCTGAAGACGAAGACGACAGCGAGCTGACGGATGAAGAAAAGGCCGCGAAGAAAAAGAAAGAAGCGCCTGCCAAGAAAGCTGCGACAGCTTCCGACCTGCGCAAGGGCATGTATGAATGCTCGCAGTTTGCGCAGATCATCGCCGCGTTGCAAGGGCTGAAGACCTCCGCCGCGTATGAGTCGTATCGCGAGGGGGACAATTCTCCCGTGCCGCAAGCCTTGGACGCCTGCATCTCGATGTGCGCTGGTGTGCTGAAGCAGATGATCGACGAGGAAGTGGCCGAGGCGGGTGAGACTGGCGTTCCGCAACCCGTGATGGCGATGGCCGAGCAGTGCGGCGAGCTGGCGAAGCACGAAGGCGACCCGCTGCTGGTGCTGGTCAAGTACGGCGCGCGCAACAGCACGACCGACAAAGGCCGTATCGACGCAATTCACAACGCTGCTGTCGAGCTGGGCGCTGAATGCGCAACGGCCAAGGCAGAAGGCGCTGGCGACTTGCAGAAGTCGGCAACTGACCTCGCCAAGATGATCGAGGATGCTGTTGCTCCGATGCAGAAGGCGCTGGCCGAAGCAGATGACAAGATCAAGAAACTGGAAGCGGAGCCGCGCACCCCTAAGGTGTCGCTCCGTGCAATTAGCAAGGCAGAAGACAACGGACAAGTCTCGGTGAATCCTACCGAGGCCGATCTGGTGAAGGATGCGCATGGTGCCGTTCATCCGGCAGCGTCGCTGATTAAGCAGGCAATCGCACAAGGGGGTCAGCCGCTGGTATATCGCGGTTAACCAGTCATCAACTAACTTTCATTAACCAGCCTCACCCTCTTACAAGGAGAATAAAATGGGCAACCAAACTACCGCAGAGACCCTCGCTCTGCTCAAGGCCGCGCAGGCCAGTCCGGACGACGAATTGCGCAAGGCATGGACGCAGTCGGCATCCGCCGTCAGCGGCATCACCGCCTATGACCTGGAAGCACCTGCGAAACAGCTTTACCCCGTCATCACCCCGTTGCGCAACGAGATCCCGCGCGTCAGCGGCAAGGGCGGCATCCAAGCGGCATGGCGTGCAGTAACCGGCGTCAACACCGCTCGCACCGGCTCGCCCTACGTCAGCGGCGGCAACCGTTCCGGAGTCATCACCACCACGACTGCCGATTACACCGCTGCCTACAAGGGTCTGGGTCTGGAGGACAGCGTGACGTTCGAGGCTGACTACGCCTCCGAGAACTTCCAGGATGTGAAGGCACTGGCGGTCGAAGGCTTGCTGCGCGCGATGATGATCGCGGAAGAAAAGATCATCCTCGGTGGCAACAACAGCCTGTCGCTTGCCAACACCCCGACGCCGACTCTGTCGTCTGCCAACACTGGCGGCACCCTGACCGGCAATACGTCGTACGGTGTGGGTTGCGTGGCACTGACCTTCGAGGGCTTCCTGAACGCCTCGCTGACCACCGGCATCATCCAGTCGTTCACCCGTACCAATGCTGACGCTTCCACTGACACCATCAGTGGCGGCACTGCACTGCCCGCAACTCAGGCCAACCTGACCCATGCCTGCACCGCCAACACCGCAACGATCAGCGCGTACTGCACTGCTGTCGCCGGTGCTGTGGGTTATGCGTGGTTCTGGGGCGCGAACTCCGGCAACCTGACCCTCGGCTCGATCACCACGATCAACAGCGTGCTAATCACCGCCGATGCGACTGGCGTTGCGGTAACTCCTGGTGTCGTGAACTATCAAGCGTTGTCCGCAACCAACAACTCCACCAACACGCTCGCCTTCGACGGCCTGCTGACCATTGCGTCCAGCTCCACGCTGAACAGCTACCAAGCAACGATGGCAACCGGCACCGCAGGCACAGGCACCCCGCTGACAAGCGACGGCGCTGGCGGCATCACGGAGATTGACACCGCGCTGAAGCACTTCTGGGACAGCTACCGTCTCAGCCCAGACACGCTGTGGGTGAACTCGCAAGAGATGAACAACATCGGCAAGAAGATTTTGGCCGGTGCATCGAATGCAGCTCAACGCTTCGTGTTCAACGCGGATCAGGGCATGGTCGGCGGCGGCATCATGGTTCGCAGCTATCTGAACAAGTTCGGCATGGACGGCGCGCAGGAGTTGAAGATCCGCCTGCACCCGAACATGCCTGCTGGCACGATGCTGTTCACCACGAACCGCCTGCCCTACCCGCTCTCGAACGTCACGAACGTCATGCAGATGCGCATGCGCCGCGACTACTACCAGATCGAGTGGCCGCTGGTGACCCGCAAGTACCAATACGGCATCTACGAGGACGGCGTGCTTCAGCACTTCTTCCCGCCTTCGATGGGCGTCATCACCAACATCGCGAACGGCTGAGCGTAAGCGATAATTCCGTCGGGGGTTTCGGCCCTCGGCGGGTTCTACCGCGCTATGACGGAATCATGGATAGAAAAAGGAGACAAAAATGCAAGAACCGAAATTGAATGGAGATGAATTGCAAGCGGCCATTGCCGCGCAACCATTCCCAAAAGTTACGAAGGCATCCATCGAAGCGAAAATCGAAAAGGTGGACTACATCGTTTTGCCGGACTCCACTGTGACGCTGTGCAACATCACAATGAAGAACGGGTACAGCGTTCGCGGTGAATCGGCCTGCGTCGACCCGCGCAATTTCAATATCGAGATTGGCAAGGGTCTGGCATACAAACAGGCATTCGATCATTTGTGGCCGCTTGAAGGCTATCTGTTGGCGGAACAACGTAAAGGAGAAACGAAATGAGCAACCCATTCATTCAAGGCATGATCAGACTGCAACTCCCCGAGGGCATGGGCAACATGCTGTCCATCGGTGGCTACTGCCTGACCGCAGACAAAGACCGCTGCATCGAGGTGCCATCGCAGTACGTGAAAGATCTGACTGCGCAGGGCTTGACCGCTGCTCCGGCGAAGAAGTAAATCATGGCCGCCGAAAAGCAAGTGCCGTTGAGCGACGCACAGATACTCAAGCTCCTGCCGATTGGCTGGACGGGCAGTGCTGCGAACATCTTGCAGCTTGCGCGTTCGGTTGAGGCAGCACATGGAATCATTGCATCGGAGCCGAAAGTTGATGCAATGCCGTTGGCGAAAAAGGACGCCGCAAAATGAACCTGACCACCGTCGCAGCCGTGAAGTCCTATCTTGGTTTGACCACGTCAAATCAGGACACCCTCATCGGGCAGATCATTGCCCGTGAGTCGGCGTTCGTCGAGCAATGGACTGGGCGCACTTTCCCGTCCGTGACGCGCACGAGCAAGCGTCTGAATGGCACGGGAACGACGCGGTTGGTCCTGCCTGATGGGCCGATCCTGTCGGTGTCCGCGCTTAGCATCTTCGGCACGGCCATTGCGGAATCGCCGGATGGAGTTCAGGCGGGCTTCGTGTTCGATGACACCTGCCTCTATCTGGTTGGTGGCATCGCTGGCATCGGCTGGGGTGACCGCTTCCCAACACAGCACCAGAGCGTCGTCTGTTCATGGGTGGCGGGCTATCAGGAATCGGAAACCGACTTCGTGCCCACCGGCAACACGCCGACGCTCACGCCGACTATGGGCGGCACAGCGGCAACGGTGGTTTCGGTGACTGACGAAACGACAGACGCCGTGCTTACGCAGGTCGGCGCTGCGCCGCTCGCTGGTGAGTACAGTTTCAGCGACGGCACGTTCACCTTCAACAGCGCGCAGTACAACGACTCGGTGACGATGTCGTATTACTACGTGCCTGCGGCGGTGGAGCAGGCGGTGATTGAGATGATCGCGCTGGACTTGCAGCAGCGCAACAATGTCGGCGTGACTTCGAAATCGTTGGCTGGCGAGAGCATTTCCTATGAACGCCGAGGCATGACGGAAAGCGCGAAGGAGATGTTGATGCCGTACAAGAGGATGGTGGTAGCATGAACTTCACCGTCACAGTCCACGCCGAATCGTTGATCGCCAAGATGACTGGCGCTCCTGACGAGTTGCGGCGGCGACTGAAGATCGCTGTGGATCGTTTGTCGA